CCATCAAGTATAGTCTGTAGTGAGTTGGCAGTTATTACATAATCGTATTGTTCTCCATTTGGTGTCGCAATCACACTTGATAGACCCTCTGCGGTCAATGCCAATATAACTGTCGTGCCTGCCGCGGCACTAAAATCTTCACTCGCCGCACTTATCGTCTTAAACTCTTTATTCCAACGTAACCATATCCTAGCGTTACTGTCTGTGTTGATTGTGGCATATGCGGGTACTCTCATGGCGATTACACCTGTATCGTCTGCCTTAACTTGATATGATGGATCGCCAACAGCAACTCTAATTGTCTCTATTGCCATGTTAGGATAAACTTCTTCACCAATCTTCATTAACAGTGGCACTCGTCTAGTAACACCATCTATCTCTGGCGCCGTATTGATAACACCTACACCAGAAGCACATTGTGCCAGTTCTGGTAATGGTCCAACCATACCATTCCACTCAAACAAAAATCTATTTGGATCACCAATCTTCGCAACACCTCTTGGCACTGGATTAGATGTTCGTTTTTGTGTTGTACCTGTCTGTGCTATTACCGTACCATATGTTAATGTCTCACAGAAATCCATGTCACCATCAAATCTATCTCTCTCACTAAACAATATTGGCATAACTATTATGCCCGTCTGTGCCTGTCGTAAATCAACAATCATGTCTGCCAATACTTGACGTGGCCATGGCCACTGTCCATACTTCTCAATGGCTTCTTCATCTATTGTTATGATTGTGATGTCCTGTGAAGGGGTGACTTCCTCGTTGCCTAAAACAAAGTCAAAAGACTTTAACCTCAGTATTTCTTTGAATCCTGGGTCCTGTAATCCTATATAGGTCAACAATACCAACGTAATAAAGGCAGTTGACCAATGGGTCAAATACTTCATAATACTATTTAGTTTTGATTAACTGTTATCGTACAGAAAGAATGACCACACCATAGTGTGTTCGAATAAGATTTGTTATTACCTGTTTGATTAAAATACATTGATGAATTATTACTTGTTTGACCATCTACATTTACATCTAGGCTATTGCCGTCCCCTATTTGATTTAATTCTATGATGAATCCGTCCATACTGACTATATCAAAATCTATGATATTATTCTCACCGTCTTGTACTATGTCTAAATTACCACCAGTTGTCTGGTCGTCTATTGTTAGTGTTAAATCATTTGCCAGTATATCACTTGTCCAACATGAGAACAATAGATAAACTAGAATGCCTATTATTAGATATCTTATCATATAAACTATTTAGTTATTCTTGCGTTACGGAGACACTACAACCACCAACTGTTACACAGTTTTGGGTTAGTGTATATGATTGAGCACTCGTACTATTATTTGACCCTTGTTGTAAGTTAAGGTCTGTGCCATAACTACCACTCAACGTTATGTTAGCGGTATGTGAGTGATTTTTCTTCTGGTCTATGTCAACGTTATTATCATCATTGTTAAGTGTGAGTGTCAAATTTTTGCTACTGTTATGTTCTTGTATGACATGGATATCGTTATCGTCTGAATATACATTGATGTCCATAACGTGTCCAGATGTGTTGTTACTGGATCGTTGAGATAACATGATATCGTTTGTATCACCAGTTACTCGTAAGTCCATACTATGACCACCTAATTCTAAGTTGTCATAACTAAAATTACCATTCCCATCAATTTTATAACCTTGACCCATCTTAATATTGTTGTTATTACCTTGGAAAACATTTAATATCATGTGGTCTTGGTTACATGAAGCGGCTGAACATTGTTGTTTCGCCATAACAGAATTATCATCATAATCTATCTCTAAATCCATGATGGCGTTGTTATGTATTTGTGTAGCGTCAAAGTTATTATTGTCACCGTGATTATCTAGGTACATCGTATTACCATCACCAGTCTGTACTGCGGTCATCGTACTTGATGTTTGATTATCAGAACCGTAATAATGTTTGTATAGACCTATCTTATTATTGTTACCTGTCTGTGTGAAATTTATCGTTTGATTTTTACCATACAATGTGGCAGGTGACGCTGCCGTACTCTTTGTAGATATCCTATTATTCTGTCCGTCTTGTACTATGGTCACAGTAACGTTAGTACCAACTTGACCTATGTAGATTTCATTGGTATAACCAGGGCTTATCCAGATTAGAATGCTTATTATCAGTATTCTTATCATCTTTTCTATCGTACTTGGTTTTATCCTTAACGACCCTCTTTTTATATTTTGGTGTTCTCAGGTCTTTGGCTATTGGGTTCTGTTTCTTCATTTTTTTTCTTCGTAATCTTTTTCATCTTATCAATATATCTACGATATACTGCCGCCTCTGCGGTCTTACCCATAACTCTGGCACGTTGCTCCATGGCAATAGCAGCCTGTATCTTGTGGGCATGTTTTTTACCACTACCCTCTATCTTCTTTACACTTGCCTCTGCGGTCTTAACATCTTTGAACCCAAGACCTTTTATAGTTCCCTTTGGATTCTCGTCTGTGTATAAGTCACTATGTTTCTTACTACCCGTAGGTTGTCCCTTCTTTCTAGGTATCCTAGGTGCCTCTGTAAACTCTTTAAATGACTTCATTGTATTTGTATTATTGTTATCTCGTTATCTTGTCCACCCAGTTCAAAATCGTACATTTCAAACTCGTCTTGTACTATATTTATAATATATCCATACTCTTTATCAAGTCTTAATTCTATGTAGGCACCACTCGCAGCCTCTCTTATCCACACCCATTGTGGATCCTCGTCTAGTATGATGACGCCAGTTACTGGATCCTTACCTAGGAATATACCATCTTGTCCCTTATCAAATTCACTCCTCATTTGTTTCGCTAATTCTTCATTGATTTGTGCCAGTATGTCTGCCAAGAAATTCTGCTCTAAGAAATCTATATCTAAACCTGTAACATATAGGTCATCTTCTTCCTCTAGGTAATCCACCTCTAGGTCATCAAACTGTAAAAAGTCTATGTCTAATGCGTCTGATATTTGTTTTAATTTTGCCTCGTAATTCTCTTCCTCTAACTGTTCTGGTTTCGCAACAATCAACATGTTATTAATCATGTCTAATTCTAAATCTAACTTGACAGGTGGTGATGGAGGATTTGCTGGGGAGTTTACCTGTGTCGCTTGGAATGCCTGATCCATTATGATGAACCCTGCGTCTGTCTCTACACTTATCTCGCCCACGAAACAATTACCCTTGACATCACAAGATGGCAACAGTATGATTGTACTGCCACCTAGTTCGTCTATCGTCATGGAGAAATCTGTACCTCTAACACCAATTGTTGCTGTTGGTGTTGTTATCTTCACATCTTGTCTGGAGTTCTTGGCAATCTGACCACTCGCATATCTAACTGTGCCTAGTGCTGCCTTAAGTGATAATTTACCTGTGTTCGTGTTTGGGTCGAATACAAATTCGTCTATGATGAGTTTACTATGTTGGGTGACATCTACCCTGGTGTTATCTATGAATAGTATGCCAACTTTACCATTACCAGTCTTTACTGTATCAAACTGTTCAACTTCTAATTCTTCTTGGATTGTTATATCTGTTTTATCACGGTCGATAACACCGTTACCCTCTAGTTGGTCTACGTTTCCTATACTACCCCATAGAGAGGTAGTATAGAATATTATTAATAATATTATTGTCCTAATCGTCCTGTGATATGTCAATATCATGGTTGTCACCTACTGTTGTCAAATTAATTATGTTATCATACAAACCAGATTGTGTTATATCTACATCAGCGATTGATCCCGTGTGGGAATGGACTAAGGTGTGTCCGTTAACATCACCATTACCATTTATATCAATTAAGTAATTATTTGTATCACCATTTACGGTCAACGTTAATATGGCACTCGTACCATCTATAGTAGCAGCAACAACGTTACTATCACTACCAGAGGCACCAGTTATACCTACAGTTGCGTTTGCCGCGTCTGCTGTCTCACCAATATCAATGTCAATATCGTTACTGNTACCTGCCCATATAATGGACGCCGTAGCAGTAGCACATGAGGATCCTGTCCCTGCGCTGTCACAATTAAAATCAATATCGTTTGAGTTACCAGTCGTACTAAACGTACCTGTAAAAGTTGCTCCGTTTACATCAAACTTTAAAACGTTACTGTTACCAACTTGGTCTATATCAATTGTAGTAGTGGCCCCTATTACACTTGAAGCAGTAGTTGAATTACCAACAGTATTGTTTTGTCCGTCTTGGGTAATGTCGAGGTCAAGCGTAGCACCTGATTGTGTCACATAGATATCATTTGCCATTACCGGTAAGGCAAACAACATTACTATTGCGATTAATTTAGCGTACATTACTTTACTCCTCTATTTTAAATTGCCACAAACCATATTCCACACCTTCATGTATCATATTAAATACGGCGTGTTCAATCGTGGTTCTTATGGCGTAGTTTACTGGCTCATTAGTTGCGACACCAGTTTCTAATTCCAAGGCTTTTGTACTCATATCTAAGAACCTGAATACATCACCACCAGTGGAATAACTCGCTATCGTTTTTGTTGCTGATACTGTCATAAGGATTTCTCCTGTCTGTACTGCCACTAAACGAAGCGAAACTGTTACTTGGTCTGTACGGTATTGTTCATTAACCCCAATACCAAAATATCTCGCACCAACACCACCTGATGTTATGTTGGCGTCATACCCTACAATACCACCCTCTACAATTAGTCCTGCGAATTTAAGAGGTTTTAAAACGTTCTTCGTATCACTCTCTCCATCATATAGTTCCCTTGTACTTCTTATCAGTTGTCTCTCTTTGATGAGAGCATCTAAACCCTGTCTCTCCAATACGATAAACCAAGGTTCATTATTATTATGTCCCACTGCCTTTAGAGCGTTGATTACCCAACTTTCTGGACCCTGTGTTACTGCCGTAGATAACTGACTAAATCTTTCATTAGGTTTTCTCTGTCCTGTCCTATCAGGAAAGTTATATACAGCGATAGTGATTGGTGATTGTCCTAGTGGTGGTATATTGTGTAACCTCTTAATCGTATCTGTCTCTAATGTGTATGGTGTCTCACCATAGAATACACTATCAGATTTAGTTGAGGCACAACCACCTATAAAACATAAGACCGCAACGACCGCTGCTACGTGAGGGAATGTTATAGACATCTTAAAATTTGAAATCGCCTACAGGTACGGACATGGTCGTTGTCGTACCATCTGGTGATGTGATTGTTAATGTGATTATTTCTGTTGAGGCATCCTTAACCCAGTAGATTGTAGAACCCTCTACCTCTGCCGTGCCACTCGTTGGGCAAGTACCAGAACATTCTGTACCAAACATGTTATCAACCAACTGTTTGGATAGGTTGGCATATATCCTACTCTCAACGTTCTTTATAAATTTGTTAATGGTCGTGTTGTTCTCGTCACGCTTGGCGGACGCAGCCGCACTCTTAGCGTCATCGCTAACATTTTTTTCTCTNCTGTATCTTAATTGTTCGAGTGATAAAACATGGGTAGAATATCCAGACCCAGAGAAAGANGGNTTGGAAAAACCATATACCAAATCACTCGCTGTGCCAGGTATCGCCATAGTCATAATAATACTGCCCAACACTAATAACCTTAGTGTTTTCATATACAACTATTTATAATAGAAGGTAGTCTAAAACGGCTACTGTGCCAAATGCGATTAGTATAACCGTAGTAACGATTATTGCGTTATTCTTCATTATGTGGAGGTAGTTTTTCTGTAACTCCACGCTCTTTTTTGCTGTTTCTCTGTTCATTTTCTCTCATCTCCAGTACTGTATTTAATTTAGACCTCAATCGTATGAGGTCGTTATCTAGCATTCTTATCCTGTCAATCAATGCTATGGTCGTCATCTGTGCCTTATCTAGTTTCTCAATGATATTACCTGTTATGTAGTTATATATGAAGTATATAAAGTAACCCATGGCAATTGCCGCAACTGTGGCAAAACCATATTGATTTAACATTTCTACTATTGGTGATATATTATCTTCTGGCATTAATCTTTTCTGGCGTCTTCTTTACCATCTGCCCTGGATACTCTGTCCAAATCTGGTCGTAAGTTTAGGGCACTTGATATCAATATATCCAGTTTTATCATGTCGTGGTTCATTGTCTTAATGCGATTGTCTAGTGCGGATATTAACATGTCTATTGTACTGACTTGTCCAACAACACCAGATAAGATATATTTGAGGATTATATAAATGAAAATTCCCATCACCATAGCAGCGGCAACGGGTAGTCCAAAATCAACTAATATTGTAAAGAATAAGTCCATGCTCTATTTAGTAATAGAGCACGGACAAGTTGTGGTCTCAACAGGAGAGATTAATTGTTGACTAATTTCGAAAAGTAGTTCATTGTATCATCTTCATCTGCCGCACTAGGGGGAGTAGTTACTTCAGGTGTTGACGGTTCTATCTTTTCTTCCACAACGGGTTCAACGGCAGCCACAGGTATATCTACCTCATCTGCTGTCGCTGTTTTTCCTGTCCCATAGACAACTCTTTCAAATTTCGCTTTTAGTTCATCATAAGATTTGAAGTTGGAGGGAGCAGAAAAAGTCGCAAGAGGATATTGTGTCTTCCACAATGCCTCTATATCTTCGTCTGTCTCTTTTACTTTACTTGGTCCTTCAAATTCAGATTTGTCGTAGTTCCAATAACCATCGACCTTTCTGATTTTAAGTTTAAAGTTAGCGCCTTCCCAGAAATCAAATGGGTTGATGGCACTCTCATCAGCGAACTCAGGTTTCATGGATTCTGTAATCTTATCAAAAATTTTCTTACCAAATTTATATAAGAATACTTTACCCTCATGTTCTGGGTGTGCTGGGTCTGATACTACANCNATATTGGTGAAGTAAGATAACTTACGTTTTCTCTTTCTAGCGATTTCTTTATCACTATCCGCACCAGTGTTCCACAGTTTAGAATTTTCTTCACTCACTGGATCTTTCTGACCGTTCGTAGTTAAACTGTTCTCAATATACCAACCACCAGGTCCTTGAAAAGCATGTGACCATACTCTTGCCCATGGTAGTTCTTCGCCTTCAACGGCAGGTAAAAATCTTATAACAGCATAACCATTGCCAGTCTTATCCAGTTCTGGTTTCCAAAATCTTGTATCGTCTGAGGAGTTTTGATTAGTTGTAGGTTGTGTAACTTTTTCTAGTTCTTTAGTTAGTTTGTCGAAGTTACCTCGACTTCTCTTTAAGTTTGCGAATGACATATTGTCTCCTTGTATTCGTTGTATTTGTATGTGTCTATATAATCGACTTTATTATATATACAAGTTTTACCTTATATTGTAATTTAATTTATCATTTAGCCGTTCGTGGGATTTACCTGGTGGAATACCCACAATTTTTCAGGAAGAGTCCAGATTCCTAAGAAGATGGTCCCTACTAACAAACTACCCTTGGTGTCTTCAGCCAGTCGGCCCTAACCCTCCTCAGGTATACTTTACGCCCTCTTAAACGTTATTCAGCCAGAACGATACAAAAGTTGCAACTATTGTAATTCTGCTAAATGATAACTATATTATAACACATTTTGGATCAAAAGTCAACCCCTAAATGTGAAATAAATTCCTTGGTATGTTGATAACTTAGATTTGGTATGGAGTCCCATTGTGGCATTCTCTCTGATATCTGAGAATTACCTTCTGGGTTCACCTTAACAAACTGGATATCTTTGTATCTCACCATAACTCTGCCCATCTGTGTAACCCAATTCTGTGGGGTTACTGAGGACTCGTCTGCGTTGAGATACCCATGTGTGTTCTTGTATAGATTGTTTATGAAATCACTGGTACTGTACATGTCCATGCCTATGAGATAACATGTCTTAGGTTTCTCTACTTTACAACCAATGTACATGGCCGTGGCACCTGATGACCACCCTGGGTCTTCTGGACCTGTTGTATTACCTTCCCAACTACCACCATAATAATCATTCATTACTTCTCTTAATTGTTTTATCTTATCCTTACCATATAACCAGGAGATATAGACATTCTCAAATCCCTCACCCTTCCATCTATCTGTCTTTCTCTGTGTGTCTATCGCGGCTGTGCCGTGTATGACGAATGATAGATAGTGTCCATTTGGGTTAAACTTCCATTCTCTTATGTTAGGGTCATTCATTTGACTTGTCTGTGCCTCTTTCATCATATCGTAGTGGTCAACTGGCATGTAGTCCCAACTTCTAAAGTAACATGGATTCTTGTGGGCATAACCACTCTGATATATCTCATGTTCTAACATTGGGTCGACAGCGATTAATCCATCGAGTTCGTGTTCTCTGAATATGGCGTTACAACCATACACCTTACCCTTCGCTTTTAGTAAATCAACGTGGATATGTTTTCTACTCTCACCGTTACCTAGTATGAATAAGTCACTCATGTTTTTCTCTTTCTGAAAAATCTTCTCCATAGTGCTGACCTTGTCATTGATACCACAGTAAAGATTAAGGCAATTTGAAAATTCTCAAAGATTGTGGGGTGTAAATCAAACAAGGGAAATATTGTTAGTTGTATTATAATGGCTAAAAAGAATCCACTACCAACATCTATCATACTCTCTACCACATCACTCATAATAACTCCTTCAATGTTAGTTTTAGTTTCGTCTGGTTAAAGTTTACGAATGGTTTATATTTCAGTATCTTCGTCTTCAATTGTGGCCATATAATTGTGTCAGTAATATGTTTATCAAAATCTCTTATGTAGTTCAACATATCTTGTAGGACACATAGGGTCTCTAACGTCACCCTTTTCGCCATATATGTCTTCAATAGGATAGGGTGTTGTCCTCTCGTAATCTTAAATATCTTGTTAAAGTCACCCTGCGATTTTCTCATCAACTGTTCCATGTCTAGTTTAAAGTAGTATGTGATACCATCAATTCGTTTCTGCCTATCCAGATAGTTCTCATTACTAAAGTCTTTTATGTAATGCGACTTACTAACGATAAAATTGCTAACAAAAAAGTCCACAATATTATTGCCATACTTTCTGGCAGCCTTAACAAAGAAATACCTATCATTACGTTGTTGAAACGTCTCCATCTTTGCCTTAGTCTGTCCATTAAATTTGTGAAAGTCATAACCATCCTTTGTAAAATGTAGTTTCAATGCCAGATATGTCTTGTATGCCTCATAGCCTTCATTCATACTGGTAGTGTTGCTGTCTTTGGTAGGAAGTTTAGTTCCTGTGCGTTCATCTTAATCTTCTCTTTTAGATTTCTATTGATTAGGTGTGTCACCTGGTCTGGTTCTATCTCTTTATCCTTACAGTAATCTAACACAGCGTCCATGTGTGATATTCTCTTTTGACTGGCAAGTTTCTCTATTACCAATGCGAATTGTTTAGGTGTCATTTATAATCCTTCTTTTTCCAAGATTTAATCTTGTAGTTGTTTGCCCATCTACTAAAGAATTTTACGAACCACATGTTATGATCCATCGTATCTTTCTCCACACTCATCTGCCAACTATCTCTTTTGAATGGGAAGATATGTGCCACTGGTGTACCACCAGGTATGACTATGGAATCGTATCCTTGGTCTCCGTTTTCGAAGTTCATCATGTAAGATGGAAAGTTAATCAATCCATCGTAAGTGTCCGTGTCGATAATACCAGATATAATCTCAAAGTATTTTCTTTCCCTATTCATTGGTGCGATACACAATATACTATAACCAGGTGGTGTCTCAATACGATAGGGCATGTTAAACTTGATAACACCCTCCATAGAGCCAACTGGTCGTGGCATTCCACCAAACTGTTTTGGGTGGTGAGTTTCCACACCCATATTCTCCAACGTGTACCCAGCACCCCAATGTAAATCCAGTTTCTGTTCACCATCTCGTTCAATCTTTCTCATCGTCAGGTCGACGGGTAGGGGAATACAGTAACCAGATACGAGGGCATCCTGAAATGGCATACACTTCTTCACGGTATTTGGTACTCTCTTATTATCCCAATGACCAGACAACTCTTTGTACCAGTCTGGTATTTCCTTCTTTATAGGAAATGGTAGATGTTCTAACACCTCATTATGAATTGTCTTAAATCTTATCTTCATTTTTTCTTTGTCTCATCATACAGTATCGCACATATGATGGCATAGTTTGCCATGTCAATCAATGTGTCTCTTATACTCTCGTCCTTGACTTTTAATTCTTCTTGTTTAACAAAAGACATCAACCTACTAAACTTATCACCAATACGAATGGCAACACCTTTCCAGGCAGGTATGTCTGCCATCTCACATGTCCTAAAATTCTTAAATACATCTTCCTTCGAGGCATAGTCATGGCGTTTTGCGTTATGGACTTCCTTCATCTGGTCTAGTAGTTTATAGAATGCTTCACTTTGTTTCATCATTTTCCTTTGTTTTGGTGGACGATACAGGAGTCGAACCTGCGACCTCCACAGTGCAAATGTGGCGTTCTCCCAACTGAACTAATCGCCCAAACTCTATTTTATTTCTTCATTAATTATATCTAACATACCGTCTATATCAAACTTCATATTAACACCGTAGGATAAGAGACAGGTGAAATTTTGTTCCTGACCTAGTGTTATATAATAAACACCAGACTTCTTACTCTCGTTATACCAGAAGGACATCGTGCCTAGTATATCACCATCTGCTTGACCACCCTTTCTTACGTCACCAGACATGATAAATGTCATTTTCATTTTAAGTGTCGTAAGTGTGAGTATGTCTTTACTGTTACCACAGTAGAGTGGCAACATGACTGGTTCTAACATGCCAGGTGGATAACCCTCAACCATTGGGTGTTCCTCTGCCATTAGTGGCATACTTAGGAAGAAACTACTTAGGCAAATTTTTATAAAATTCTTCAACATATTCTTTCAGTTTTGGTAGGTAGTCCGCAGGATTCTTTTTGAATACCTGTGTCGTACCTTGTTCAGTTGTTATCAGTATCACTATCTGGTTTATATCTTCACCAAAGTGTTCTTTATACATTATGGAGTAAGCAGAACCTTGTACGAAATAGTTTTCAATCCAGGACTCGCTCTTCTCTTTTGTAGATGTTTTAAAATCTATAACAGATAATTCACCATCATACTCACCAATACAATCGACACGACCCGCAACCGTATAATCAGTTGAGTACATCGCTGCCTCTTGTAGTCTTATATTATTTATTTTAGATAACTCAGGTTTCAATACGTTAAACATCATTCTTGGTAGGAATGCGTTCTTGTATTTCTCATTGTCATCAATCTCTAAGTTGTTAAGATGATCCTCAACCATATTGTGTACATGGGTGCCTCTGTTGGCAGCCTGACGTGATATGTGGTTGGCTACATCTTCACCAACTCTCTTTTTCCACTCTAATATACCTTTCTTAGATTGGGCACCCAACACCGTGGTGATAGATGGATAGGATTCGTTCGTGTCTAGTCTCGTATAGAACCTACCAACATCTGAGGTCTTGGCCTTCAGAGGTGGCAAATCTTTTAATGGGGGTTTATGTAAAAAATTCATAGTATAATTATATCACAGGCCTGACCAAAAGTCAAGCGTTATCTTCGTGTAAAGAAAGGGTCTGGTTTCTTTTTCAGGTCTTGTTGTAATTCTGCCATTTCATTGATAAACTTCTCTAGTTTTTTCTTCTCACTATAAATGCCGTATCTATATGCTAGGTATGCGATACAACCTATAGCAATAATGTGTAATGTTATGATGTCCATTCCTTTGCCTTTTCTGTTACTTCCATCACTCGTCTCGTCCAACCCTTACCAAATGTATCAAAGGTAGATAGACCCTCGTAATAGTTTTGTCTCATCAGAGCATATGATGAGATTGTTTGTTCTAATCCATAGTGGTCAACATACTCATTAATTTTACCTAGTGTGTTTGGTCCTATACCACCATCAACTGTCGTATTGACTAATCGTTGGATAAATTTTGCGGCACGACCTGGACCCGCATTGACAGCGAAGTCAAATATCATTAGGTCGAGTCCATCAGGTAAATCATCACCCTTCACTTTGTCCCAATAACCTTTTTTGTATATAGGGTTTACATCTTCGTGGGTAAGTTCTTTCATGTCCTTAGTGCCACCATGTTCTTCATACACCCTCTTAGTTACACCCATGTTAGTTTCTCCACCTGGATCTTTTGGGTGATTGACATAACCACCTTCATGGTGTAATATTACTTCTAAACTTTTGTGCCAATTATGTTTCATAGTGGAGCCCTAACTTAATTTTATTGATGAGATATGATTTCAACAAACCTGACCTGACGATATCGCCTATGTCAAACTCAACACAATCTATCTCCTTCATCTGTTGCATGATGTTGACGAAATCTAATATCCCGTTTCTATCATTCGTCTTCGTTAAATCTGTCTGTTGTATGTCACCTGCGAAGACAATCTTGGTATCTTGCCCTACTCTTGTTATAATGGTATCTAACTCGTGGAAGTTTAAATTCTGACATTCGTCCACGATGATAACACCATTGTCGATGGTGACACCCCTTAAAAAACTCGTTGATAAGAAATCTATGGTTCCTTGATTTCTTAGATTATTGTATAGTTGGTCAAACGACCTTTCATCTGGTTGTTTGAACATGAACCGCACCATGTTTTGATATGGCACTTGGTAGAGGTATGACTTGTCTTCTTCATCGCCAGGTAGGAAACCTATGTCCCTTGTTGGTAACAATGAACGGACAATGTACACTCGCTCTCTAGGTGATTTGGGATCCAACACATCTTTTAATGCGTTATATAATGCGACAAAAGTTTTACCTGTTCCCGCAACACCATATAGAAAAAGGTTCTGACCTTTCTCATAAGAGGAGAACACCTCTTTCTGATTTTCTGTTATTGGCTTTATGTCGTTTAAATCTGTCGACCCTATCCCCAATGTTTTCTTTTTACTTACCATATTGTTTTCACTTCTTTTAATGAGTGGTTACTCAGTTTACGTTTTCAGATTCCTTCACAGGTATATAATATTCCTACTATTGTACTGTAACCTATCTAATTCTATTTATATCTCCAAATCGTTTAAGTCTTCATGTCCATACTTACCCTTGACTAAAAGGTTGAATGCTATTGATATTCTCTCACTCTCTGTCCTTGGCACACTATGTCTTACCCATGCGGGAAATATTATGCCAGTTCCTGGTTGTGATGGTATGTTACATGTTAACATGTTCAATAGATTGATTTCTTTTACCCTAGGTCTGAATATTTCTACCTGAGGTCTTGGTTCGTGTAGTATGATATCTGACCCTTGACTTAGGTAA